TTGGTAAAGTTGATTGATTAGAAAAAAATGTTACTCCTGTGCTTATAAACATAAATTACGTTATATAATTAATTAACTATAGTTTTGTGTGCCATTTGCTAATAACGATGTTCCATCGTATGATACCGCGGATATTAAATCAATTGCATTTGCTGATGTTGTTAATGCTGGTGCTGTTCCTCCTGGGAATTTAAATGCTGGGTCAAATGTTATTGCACCTGTTCCACCTGCATCTTGTGTTATTTGAATATTTACTACTTGTCCTGCTTGAATGTTTGTAGCAACTATATGCGTTGATGTTGATTGTGCAGTAAATTTAAATGTATTACTAGTATTTAAATCTATAGATGCTGTGTTTGAAGCAACTGTTATTGTTTCTATATCGTTATAAACACTACTGGCAAATCTAGTTTCTGTTTCTACATTTAATAATGCTGATGAACCTGAAGACCATAACTTAATATTATCTGCTCTACCTGTAGAATTACCACCCATTCCTAATACGTGAACATTATTACCTAATCCTGAAAATGCTGTGCTAGCTACTGCTACTGTTTGTCCTCCTGCGTCTACAATTTGAAAAGCGTTATATTGGTTACCTAAATCTCTAGTAGTATTAGTATGAATAACAATATTACCATATTGCACAGGAACTGAAGATGAACCTAATTCTATTGAATCTGAACTAAATGCTGCTGCTGATTGTCCTGCTCTTATATTACCACTTCCTATAATTGAACCTGTTACATTTACATCTCCTGCTAAGACTTCTACATTACCATTTCTTACATCTAATGTAGGAACAGCTACGTTATGGTGTTTTTGAATTTGTATATTTTCACCTCCAATAACTACTGACCCACTAAATGGTCCATTTATTGTGTTGTTTTTTCCTCCTATTACACCACTAAATTCAGCACCTGAATTATTTACTGTGTTTAAATTACCACCTAAAGTAAATGTTCTTACACCTGATACACTATTTTGATAACCACCTAATATTACTGATGTATCACTATTAGTCATTGTTGATGATGCTGCCCCAAATATTCCTGAATAATCCCCGCTAAGAGTATTACTTTCCCCACCTACAATTGCGGATGTTTCCCCACTATTATTGTGACTTGACCCTCCTAAAATAACAGCACCATTCCCAGTGTTATTTTGATTTGAACCAGCTGTTAATGCTGAATTATCACTTATAGTATTATTACCACTTTGATTACCTACTGATACTGAACCTGTTACTGCTAATGAACCTGTAATTAGTGCTGAACCTGTAAATGGAAAGGCTGGGACACTATTTTCAGCAAATGATGCTGTTAGTGCGTATGATGAACTTATAGCGTTATCTGCTTGTATTGCGTGTGAAGCAGATGTTGCTGTTGTTGCATTACCCTTTAAACTTCCTGTTATACCATTTGTTACGCCTAATGAACCTGTAACTTCTAATGACCCACTTACTACTGCACTATATGGTGCGTTTAATAAACCAACAATTTCTACTTCACCTAAATGTGGTTCAGTTCCTTGAAATGATGAACTTGGAACTAATTTTAAATTACTAGTAGTATCTATTTCAACATCTTTTATAGTTGAATTAGCAGTTGAAAAGAATAAACCAGCTTGTTGGTCTTGCCTTGGTTGAAAAATAAATCTGTTATGTGATGTGCCTGCTTGGTATAGTAATTGGTTTTGTCCAAATTGGTCATTGATGTCAATTATAGTATTTACTGCTCCATCAGTTGACATTATTAAACGACCACCCGCACCACTAGCACTTAATATTAAGTCTATAGAAGCAGAATTACCTTGTTGTAATACACTTTGTAAGTTATCTGGAACTACATTTTCAGCATATGAAGCTGTTAATGCGTATGATGAACTTATAGCGTTATCTGCGTTTGATGCGTGAGATGAACTAATAGCATAACTTGCTGATATAGGTGTAAATTCTGTTCCTGTCGCCGTTCCAAGCACGTTAAAAGCGCCACTAGCACTTCGCTGAACTAAGTTTTGAAATGATTGACTTATATAAAGTCCTGATAAATCTTGCATATTATATTTGGTTTTTATTTGGACCTGGAGGTGGGAATGATGGGTATGCTGAATTTACAATTGGTAAACCTGCTCTTTGAGCTAAATTTAAATAAACTGCTCTTGTATTACGTTGCATTACTATAGGTGACCTATACTGCGAACCATAATCAGGTATAAATTGGTATAATTCTGTATTTTCTCCTAACTCAGGAAACAAATTATATTTTTCGTTTAAGTATCTAGATAACTGGTCTGAGTAGAATTGTTGTTTGTTAAATATAGATTGACGTTTTGTGTCATACATATTTTTATCAACATTAACACTATTTTCTCCGCCTGTAGGCGTAAGTAAACCATTGTTTCTACTACGCACGTAAATGTTCTCTGTAATATTATACAAAGAAGAATAAACTAAAGCTGGTTGTATGTAATCATCAAGTAATGTTTGATATGAACCACTAACTGAACTATTATCAATTTTCTCAATAATAGTATTATACAATTTTGTTCCAATAATTGGTTGTATAACTATGTCTTGTGCTTCTCTGATAGCATTTACCATTAATGAATCATCTACTGATTCGTTTATATCGCTAAATGCACGAACTTTTGCTTCGCTAATTAATAAAGTTGTTACCATAATTTATTCTGTTATTGGTGCGTCGTTATCTATTTTATCATCTAATACTGCTTCATCTTCTACATCTGCTTCTTGTGATGTTACTACCTCAGCTTCTTCATCTTCAGCATAATCAAATAATGGGTTTTTCTGTATTACTCCTAATGTTATATCACCATAATTTAATTCTAATAAACCTTCAAATACAGATAATATACTCTGTTGAAATGGTAATACAACTGTGTTTAAGAATAGTCTATATGCTGTTTCTAATTCTTCTGCGTTATTACCTAATCCTGTATTTTCTTTAATTCCTAATAATGCTGGACTTGTAATTCTATGTGATGTTAATATCTTTTGAGATACAACATCGTTAAGAGTTGTGTAGTAGTCGTCAGCACCATTTTGAGGTATTGGTGTAATATCTGGTTTTAATGAAGGGTCTGCTACATCCATATACAACATATTTCCAGCATTACTTGTGCCTTCATATTGTAAACGTAGCATATTTTCAATAGCCATTCGTTCCTCATCATTTGCGTTTGTATAAGTTGTTATTGCTAATGACGGTGCTAAACCATTTTTTATGTTTGATATGTGGAAATTATCTACCTCTTGGTCTAAGTCTATAACTTTAGAACCACCTACGTAATCAGGTAGAGGATAATACTGCTGACCTGGTCTGTATGGATTGTGGTATAATAATTGTTTTGGTTCCTCATTACGTTTTTCTAAATTAAAAGCTGGTAATTGAGGTAATTTTTTGTCGTCTTGTTGAATGTTATAATTCCAAACTGGTTTCCACTCGTTTGAAATATAGAATCCTGGTATTTTATTTCTATCGTCTTTTTCCATAGCACGAACGTGGCTAAAGTCAACGTGGTATATTTCTGCTATCTTGCTTCTATCTCTAGAGTAAATAATNTCTAAAGCATATCCACCNAANANTTTNTAATCTAANGCTACTTTACCGAANATATCNTTCCACGATTCNCCTTCTCTGTTAGCAGTCTTTAGTATNTCTTCATNTTCTGTTACTAATCCATCACCTGTAATTGCTTGAACAATTGAGTTAACACACGAAGCGTGAGTTGATGATTGATTATATAATGATATAAGGTATTCTGGATACTGATTGTCAGCTCCAAATTTCATATATTTAGGACAATCTTTATTGTCTTCCCTATAAGGGTTTGTTTCTCTATCAAATCCGTTATTTACGGACATTTTTTCTTTTTTAATTGACGAGAAATTAAATTTGTTATTTTCCATTAGTATTGATAAGTATTAAATGTTCCATTTTCATTACTAGATACATAGTCAGTTATTATAGGGTCGTTTGAACCTGATACCCATACTCTTTCAGTATCGATAAATCCTCCATCCGTTTTACCATCAAGCCATTCTTGAAATATATTCCAAATATAATCAATTTTTGATATAGGATTTGCATTATTTAACTCCCAAATTAGACCTGTTTGGTTCCAAATTGCTGGACTATAAGCAGGAATAAAAGGCGATACATCTGCGAACCATTGTCCTGATGCTGTAGGGACTAAATTTTTACTAGTTTGAACTAATAACCATCCATCTCCTCCTTGTGTTTTGTTAGATATAATGCTACCTGACACTTCCCAAGTTGATTGGTCATAACTACTAGTTAATGAATAAAGAACTTCTGATGCGCTAACTATTCTGTTAACCCATAAGGCATTTACTTCATTTCCGCTTGAACTATAGTTTAGTCTAATCATTCCGTAATAAATATGTTTTTATTGTAAAATAATCCTAAAATAGGGAGTAGAGCTAATGTCTACCCCCTTGTTTTAGAAATATAATTGTATTCTTAAGATACTGCTATCCCAGTTAACACCGCTGATAAATCGGACCCACTTACTTCACTTGCTGGGAATGGTTCATCCCCTGTAAATGTTAAAGTATATCCATTCAGGTCGCCAAACGCTGTGCCTGTAGCTCCTGAACCTCCTGATAACGTCATTCCGTTTTCTTGACCAATGTAGAAAAATTGTCCTACACCTCCATCTTCGGTTCCGTTATTAGTTTGAACAATCATTTTAAGGTCTGGATTTTGAGCCAATACCTTAACTTGATTACGTGTTGACGATTGTAGTTTTTGGAATGGTGCGTTTACTACTTGTTCGTAATAAACTGTTCCATTTTCAATACTACTGTTAATAGTTTCTGTAAAGTCACCTGTGTTTTTAGCTAATTCGAATAAAAAGAATTCGCCTGAACCACTAATGTCTGTAAGTAAACCATTTTCTGCGCCTGTAACTGAAACAACTGAACCGCTTAGAATGTAAATTTGCTTTAATCCACCCATATTATCACGACATCCGAGTTGGAAGCCTGATGTAATATCACAATTTGCCATAATTTTTAAGTTTTAGTTGTTAATAATCGGTTAAGTTTAGGCTAAATCGTTAGACACGTAATATTTTGGGTGTCCAATTTGAGTTCCTAATTTGTTTCTCAGACGGTATTTTATTGTGTCTGAATTTATATCATACCACAGTTGATAGTTCGATGTGTCACTTACTAAGTCAGTTCCTACATACATATCTGATGCAGGGCCTAATACTACTCTTTCTGAGTTTCTTAATCCCCATCCACCAACGATTACTACGTTTGGATAACCTGGTAAAGGCACTTCATAATATCCACCTCTCGACTTAACTGTTGTCGGGTCGAAATGGAAGAGGTTTTGAACAGTTAGACCATTTATGATTCTTTGGAATACTGAGATACCACAGAAGAATGTTAAATCTGGAGCATCAGCTACGTTAGCGTCAATGCTAGAAATCATCCCTGTTAATTGCTCGTATGCAGTTGAACCTGTAATTGCGGTTGCAGAAATTCCTGTTGCTACATTTACATTTGCAGTTGAACCAGAAATTAATGCTTTGAATCCATCAGCTTCAGCTGTTACAGTTGAACCTGCAAATTCAGCTCCACCTACTGCGTTCCAAATAAAGTCGTCATTATTCTGTTGTGCTTTTGCTACTAATTCAGTAGTTAAGTCATTTAATAAACTGAAAGTTTCTTCATAAGAACCTTCAGGTAATGCAGATATACCTAAGTATTTCTGTGTTAATGTTTGTAAGTTCCACTGGTCGAAAGCGGTTCTTTTAGTTACAGTAATATTTCTTTGAGAAAATACTGCTGACCCCGAAGGGCTAGTTACTGTGTCCCCACCTTGAAAGTAAGGGTCTACAGCGATTTTATTAAGAGGCTCCTGGTATTTTATTGCGTCTTGGATTGATACATACTCAGCAGTGTTGCCTTTATATATCGTTTGAAGAACAACTTTTCCAGCTACTTCATTATTAAAATCTGAAAGTGCACTTGTGTTAAGTCCCATTTGTTTTTAATTTTAATTTTGTTAGTTTAATTATTTTTGAGACATTCTCTTCAACATTAAGTTGTAGCGTTTGTCTGCTTTTGTGTTAGATTCTACTTTTGCAAATTTAACATTTGGTATAGTTTTTTCAGCCGCTGGTTCAGATGAGAAAGCTGCCATTTTGTCCTTCATAGATTTCATTTCGTCCTCTATTACGGCCATTTTGACTTTGATTTCTTCTTTCATTTCCTCAACTTTTGCTTCAACTACTTCACCGATTAGTTCAACAACGTCTTCAAGCTTAACTTCGCTTAAACCCTCGCCTTCAATATCAGCTTTTTCGTCTTTAATTCCGTCTAAATATCCTTCCTCTTCAGCATCAGTTCTTGCGTCCATATCATCTTTCGATGCGAATGCTCCTTCATCTGCTTTATCACCTTTCTTTTCAATGACTACGTCATCTTTATCCTCAACTGCTAGGTCGGCACTGCCTTCACCTTTAGCATCTGGATATTTAAGTCCTGTGATTTTAGAATCTTTATCTAGGATAAATTGGATTCCAGAAGTCGATACGTGTTCTCCCTCAGGTGCTTTAACCATATTGCCATCTTTGTCCTCTATAAATAGAGTTTGTCCAATAGCAAATTTGCCAGCTTCTTCGTTTGATACTTTACTTCCGTCTTCTAGTTCCGCTTTATCGAATTTTTCAACGTTTGCTTCTACTAAATTAAAGTGTTGTTTTACTAACTCTTTTAATTCATTTTTAGTCATAGTAAAAAAATTAATTGATAATTATGTATCCACTTAATGTGAATACTTAGCTATACATATATTAATCAAAATACTTGTTGAAATCTGTTTGGCTTCTGTTGAGAGAGTTTGTATATTCAATACGTATGATAGAACACAATAAGTTGCCTCGAAAGCCAGTTTTATTTAGAATTAATANAAATGACA